AGCTTGACGGTCACAACGCCAGCCGCGCCCAAAATCTTTTGGAAAGTAATCCAAAATTGCTTGTACACCTAGCGCGTTGGCATTAGCGGCAACCTTGTTAATAAACTCGAGCGACGTTTTGCGGCCTGTTTCTACACCCTTGTTTTTGTCTGCTATGTAGCGCCAGCTCAAATCCATTGCGCGGCCGGTGGCATGTACCGACAAGCTGCCGGGTTTGCCTCGCATATCGCGTTGGCCCCATGAGCCGTTATCCCACAAACTTTTGCCGCTGTATTTAATCGCGCATTTAATCCAAGCATTAGTGCCAGCCCGTGGCGCGGGTGCTGCCCCGTCGGCGTTGCCTATGTAATCTCGAGCGCCAGCAACACCCGGCTTGGCTTTAGCAACGCTCATTGGTCAGGCTGTTGGGTTTTGCTTTTAAGGCCGTTAGACGCCACAAGGCCGCTAAGGGTGCCGGTAAGAAACACAAGCAACGTGCTAAGTAGGTCAATTAGTTGCGCGTCGGTTGGTGCTTGTTCCATCGGCTGGTCAACAAACAACACGCCATAGATAAACGCAATTACCGTAAAAGTAAAACAAATTGCCATCAGACGGCCAACAAAAACTATAAGTGCCGCGTGTTGTTGTTCAGGGGTTTTCATTGTCGCAGGCCGCCTTTGTAAAACATTGGTACGTAGTATTTTGTTTAGAAATCGTGCATCCATTTAGCACCGCCGCTATTACGGCAACCATGAAAACAAGGGCCGCATATTTAGCCCAACAATGCTTGGGCTTCATCTGCTGTTAGTCCAAGTTTGTCGAGGACTGCTTGCCTTGCGGCAACTTGCGCGGCGATTGCGGCCGCTTGTGCTTTTGCTTCGGCTTGGTCAATTTTGTATTGTGCGTATTCTTCGTCAGTCATTTCGCGTACTTCATTGCCAATTTGTGTTAATGGTTTTGTCATTGGTCTAACTTTCTGAGTATCCATAAATACGGTAAGTTCCGCTTATGTTGGCACCACTGGTAATGATTGAAATGCTGTCGTATGCAGCGCCTGTGTTTGTGCCGCCGTTTATAAAATAACCAAAAAGTCCACCAGCGGCGGGGTTTGCCGATGTTACAAATCCTTGAACTGCTTTGCATTGTGCTGATGCAGCCATGTCGTTAATTTCAAGGCTACATGTAAACAAATCAAGCGTGTTTTCAGTTGTGCCAAGGAAAATACTTGACCTTGTTCCAGTTGTGTTTGCGGTTGATGCATTGTCAATAAGTCCAAGTGTCATTTGGCGATAAATAGTTGTGGTGATGTCCGAACCTGCTGCACGAAATCTTAAGGTAATGTCGGTTCCGGCTGAAACAGTTGTTAAATTTACTATCACCTTAAATTGTTTATAGGCGCTTGTAAATGTGCTGGTCGGTGCGCTAACGCTTGAAACAGATGAAAATGATGCACCTGTAATAAATGTCAAGCCAGACGCGCCCACAGGCTGCCAAGCCGCGCCGTCGTAATACTGCGTCGTGTTTGTGTCCTCTAAATAAGCAAACTGGCCCTCGGCAAGTGTCTTTTCGCCCGTGCCACCAAAGGCAGCGTCGCGCGTAACCGTGGTAGCAAAAACGGGTATGCCGCTATTCGTTACGGTCAAATCGGCAGCAGTCAAAACCTCGCCGCTTACGTATGCTGGTACAAAAGTTGTTGCGTTAGCGCCCATAGGTTTACTTTATCCTAAAACTGGTTGCGGGTCGGTTATTCCAATAATTCCGTAAATTGCGTCATTCAAAATAAATTCGTACACAATCGTTGTAGGGCTGGTACTAATTAGGACGCTATGCCCGGTAGCAAAATTTAGGCGGTGCTCTATGCCCTCAATGGCTAGCTCTTGGGCTAGCTCGCTGGTTGTGTTGCCTGTTTGAAATGTCTTTTCTATGGTGATGGTGTCGCCAATTTCGAGGGTGGCTACCGTGTCGCGTTGTGCAGCTGTTAGGACGGTAAACGTCGTTTCTACTGACGTGTAGCGGGCCTCGGGTTGGCCGTTTAGTAGGTAGTCGGCGGCGTCGTCCACCTCGCCTTGAACGTGTAAAAGGCTGTTGCCAATGCTGTTGGTTTGTATGAAGTAGGTGGCAATGCTGCCAGCGTCAGTAGCGGTAGCGGTTTTGTTGTCGAGGGCGGTTACTACGGCGCGGTTTATTACTTGGTCGGCTTCAAACGATATGCCGACGCCCGTAAATTTGATTGTGCCGGGTGCGCCGTCGTCGTGGAAGTCTGCCGAGCTGCCCGCAAGGGTGTTGCCGATACGGTTTTGAAAAGTTAGGACGCCTGCTCGAGACATGAATAGCCGCCCAAATTCGGCGGTGTCGTTAATTTGGGTTAGGTAGTTAAGTACGTTGGTACCGGCTGGCACAGTATAGGCGCTGTCATGGCCGAGGTTTACGGTGCCTGTAGCAATGTTTCGGGCCGCTATCGGAAAGTCAACCTCAGGCAAGTTAAGCACCGTTTCTATGCGCTCGCCCGACGTTTCGGCGGTTACGTTGAGCTCGTTTAATACGGTTTGACTTAGCAAATAGAATTGGTCGGCGCAATACACCTCTACCGTGTCGTTGCCGCCAAGCGCAAAGTTGTAGTCGTAGTTGACTATGTAGCCGTTAAAAATGAATTGCGGCGTGTTGGTGCTGTCATAACGTAGTAGGCGTACCTCGCGCATTGGCGCTAGTCCGGGTAACGCTTGCGCCGTGTCATAAAACGGGCTGTCAAAATTGAACGGGTTAAAAACGCCATTGGCTAACGTGTCGTCGAGGGTAAAGGTCATGGTGCCAGCGCCGAACGTGTCGCCTTGGTCGCGGCGGCCTCGGCGTACGTTAACGTTTAACGCGCCGTCTAAAACGCTGGCAAATTCGCCTATACCGTCTAACACGTATTCGGTATTGTTGAGCACTCCGCGCGTACTGTCGTCGAGTGTAAACGCGTTGAGCTGGAAACCTGTCGCTATTTGCAAGTCATAGTTACCCGATTGGACTACAGCAACAGCCATGTTATGCCACGTTTAGTTGTAGCGGGCCAGCGGTACGCGAATATGCCCGCAATGCGTTAACAACGCTTTGCCCTATTTCGGCGCTAGTAGACAACCCGCCAGCCACGTTGATAGTTACGCCGCTACCACCCATGTTGCCCATTTGCGATAACGGTATTACAGCCTCGGGGCCTGCCTCGCCAATCATGGCAAGCGTTGGCCCGGTCACTATGCCGCCGTCCGCCATTTTAGGTATTGAGCTGCTAATAGTAGAAACAATACGGTTAACCCGCTCGGTTACCACTACGTCAATGTTTACCGAGCGCTTTAGCTTGGCGGCTATCTCGTCCATTTTGGCCATAAGTTTTGGCGTTAATTTGGTTAGCTCTGCCTCGAGGCCGTTAACAATGAATTGGGCTTGGTCTACGCCTGTCTTATACCAATTGTTGGCGGCTTGTATGCCTACCTTGTCGGCTGCCCGTTGTGCGGCCTCTACAAGCGCGTTAGTTTCGTCTATAGCGGTTTGCCCGCCCTTAACAAGCTCTAACGCTATTTCGGCGCCAGCGACGTTGCCAGCGTCCATGACGTAGCCCAATGCGTCTTGGCTTAAACCCATTTCTAAGGCTTTGCCGAGGTTGGTGGAATACTCGACAATGCCACGTACTTGCCCGCGTAGGGCGTCTAAAAAGCCTTTAAAGCCGTAGTCGCCAGCCTCAAGCGCGGCGTTAAAATCTAAGGCGCCCTTAACGGCGTCGCTTACCTTGGTGGCAAAATCGTTAAATTCGCCTTGCGCCTCGGCCAGCTTGTCTTTAGCGGTGTCTACTGCCTCGGTAAGTTTTTCTTTAAGCGCCTCGGCAAAACTTTCCACCTCTTTTTTAGCGCCGCCCACGTTGTCTTTTGTCTCTTTAAATTTAGAATTAAATACACCGGCAGCGTCCGCTACGCGCATTTGCTGTTGGGCCGACAAACCAAGCGCCTTGTTGTATGCGCCTGTTTCTTGCTCGGCGTCAAAATAACCCGAGCCAATAGCCTGCAAGCCGTTAACAAACGCCGATATTGGGTTTATTAGCTCGAGGATTAACTTGCCAAATTTGCCTACTTTTACCGTGGCGTTAGTTGCCGGGGTTGGCATATTGCTAAACGCGTCGTTAATTTTTACTAGGCCGTTAGCAAAATCGGTGGCCGCTGGCAATAGTTGTTGGCCTAGTTGTATTTGAAAGTTTTTAAACAATGCGCTTAGGGTGCGTTGCTTGTTTGCTAGCCCGTCGGCTGTCCTAGCAAAATCGCCTTGCGCGTCGCCTGTCTGTTTGTAGATAGCGGATTGGGCCGCCAAAATCTTTTGTTGTGCTGTTAACGCGCCGCTGCCTTTGTATATGCCTAATTCCATTGCCTCGGCTTTTAGGGTTGCGTCGTTAAGCAATACACCAAAACGGCGTAAAGGCTCTGCCTCGCCACGTAGGGCCGCGCCAATGGCTTGTACGGCTTCCTCGGGCGTTGTGTTGTTAAACGACGCTAGGTCAGTAGCAAGGGTTACAAAATCTGTAGTAAATAGGCTTAAATCCTCGCCAGCTAACCCGGCAGCTTTACCAAAAGTGCCGAAAGCACCGGCAGCGTCGAGCACGGCCTGTTTAGACTGGCCAAGCTCTCGAGCGGCAGTATTGGCAAAATCTTTAACGCTTTTAGACGCCCGCCCAAAAATTACGTTTACCTTGCTAGTTGCCTCTTCAAAATCCGAGGCCGCTTTAATAGCTGGGGCAATAACTTGGGTTATTGTGCCAATGGCGGCGGCAGCTGGCAGCAATGCGCGCTGCAAAATAAAGCCAGCCTTTTGCGTTGTTGTCGTAAGGCTTTTGAATTCGCGTTGAGCGTCGGCAACACCCTTGCCGCTAAAGCTTGTTAAAATCGGTATGTTAATTGCCACGGGATACCACCAAATTACGGTTTGTCTGTGTCATAACTTTACCCACAATGCTTAGTAGCTCGGCGGTTACTGCCGGGCGGTTGCTTTCCACGGCCTTGTCAATTACTCTCGGCGCGTCGCCTACCTCTTTTTTTAAGCTGGCTATAAACGCTGTGTTACGGATACCGCTAATGCCCGCGCCCGCATGGTCATAGATAGCACCCGCAAAACTCTTTTGTTGTACCACCATTAAACGGTATGGCTTGGCAGCGTAAACAACTTGCCGGGTGTAACCGCCTTGGTCAAAATCTACGTAGCGCTCTTTAGTTGCTCGTACACCTACGCGCACGTTAAAGCCGCCCTGTACCTCGGATATGTTCCAAGCGGCCTCACGTCCTCGAATTAGCGAGCCACGGCGCATACCGGATAGCGGGGCACCGTTGCTACGCGATTGTGTAGAAACCATGCTTCGGGCCTCTTGCACAATTTGGTTGCCAACGGTTTTAATGTCTTTAGTTACTTGCCGCCTAATTTTGCGGTCTATGTCGTTTAACTCTTTTAACGCGTTTTGC